GACGGAGCTCCAGCATTTCCATTAATTGCTTTAAATGTAGAAGATGATGAAGAATTTAGAATGTATAAAAATTCACCATCGCTTAGCAATGTGTAAATATTGCCGGTAGTTAAAGCTAGAGGTGCTTGAGAGCTGCCGGTGTTTTGGAACGTAATATTGTAACCGGATTGGTTAGTATTATTTACCAAAATATAAAGCTGGGTAATAGCTGGTAAAGTAACTGCTAAAGTATTAGCGCGAGTACCTGATTGTGCTATATAAGTTTGAATAATTGGCGCATTAGCTGTTAAATTTAATGTGTTTCCGCTAATTGCATCTACGTCATAGGTTTCTGCAGTAAACACCACGTTGTATGGTGTTGTCCAACCAACTGTGATAAATCCATTAGAACTTGCATCATAAAAAATATAACCAGAATCACCGGGATTTGTGCTAATTGAACTAGTACCATTAATTAGCTGCGGATATGCGGGTGTAAAAGTTAATGTGCCCGTGCCATTATTTCTAAAAGCAATGAACCAACCTTTTGATAAAGCAGATACGTTTGGCAATGCAACATTAGCAACGCCAGAATTCCAATTATATGTAACACCACGGCTAGAATCCGTTAAAGTGGGAACAGAAGTAATATCCGCAATATTTTGTGTTACCGCAAGTTGACCATTTACAACAGTTAACCCAGCACCCGCTAAAGTCAAAGCATCAGCAGAACTGGTTCCAGCACCAAAAGTTACATTACCCCATTGGCCTGCGGATGTTGCGTTGTTTTGTAGGTAAAAATATTTAGAAATACCAGAATTAATAGCAACTGCATTTGCGCCAGTATAGTCTGTCACCAAGAAAGAAACAGATCCTAAATTGCGGAATAAAATATCCGCGCCAACAGTACCTTGATCTGCTTCTGGTAAAGCAATTTTGAGTGCTAATACAACAGAGGTTAATACAGTACCAGAAGAAAGGGCTGCGCTGAATGTAACAACGGTATTTGATGAGGTATAAGTAGAGCTAACTACAGTATAAATTGTAGAAATTACACCGCCATTAAATTGAATTGTTGCGCCTGCTGTAAATACTGAAGTTAAATTAACTCCAGTAAGTGTAAAAGTTGTTGTGGTGTTTGAGGCAACTGAATATGTTGTTGCTACAGGAGTACAATCAATAATACGGGTAGCAGGAAGTTCTCCAATAGCTTGATTGACAATTGAAGGCCAGTAAAGAGGCGTATTGCTGCTTAACGAAAGCGCAGAATAGGATACATCCGTTGGAGTAACAACGGTACCTGTAAAGGGTGAGGTGTAGACTGGTGTCGTTGACATATTTTAGGGTTCCTGAACCGATACGTTGCGATCCATACGGCGTGAGTTGTCTTCTTTCTTGAGAGCTTCAATTGCGTCAGTATAGTATTGTTTCCATACTGGCAACTTGTCTAAGGCTTTTAAATAGCCTTGTGCTTGTAACAACGCGCCATATAGCATAGCCTGAGGGGCAACTGAAGTCCACAGGTTTTGTTGATTGTTTTGATCCAAAGGCTGGATTTCAGCAAAATAAATAATTTCTACTGGATAAGTAGTATCTGGTGCTGGAGCAAAGTTCCAGTTGTTATAATCATAATCTGCGTAATACAGGGGTTTACCGCCCGATGATTCAGCTAAGTACTGAGATACATAGTCTTGGCTACGCAGCAAAATAGGTTCGCCATTAACTTTCATAGAAACCGTTTTACGCCAGCGAGCTGGTTTATTCAAAATAGTTTGATTCGTAGACAAACTGGTTTCTACAACAATTAACTGCAAAAAGGTTTTAAGCTCAGCAGCAATCGATGATTCTGCTAAAGCAATTAGGTTAGGAATTTGCGCAACAAAGTCCGCATCATTTCTTTCCATGTAATCAATAATATTCGCTACTAGCGAATCATAGGTCATTATTACGCTCATCGTGTGTAGTAGCTTATGTTAGGTTGGAAATAAATAGGCGACTTATCGCGATCTTCTTCACTAGCGTGCAAGAACAACTTCTCAGCTTGTCGTTCCAAATAATTGATTCGACCCATATCTACGTTAGGTAACTGCATCGATAGCTTATGGGATAACTGTGCTTGAATTGCTGGTAGCCAACGATCTGGCACATAGATCTCATTTGTCAATGAGCCCACATCTTCCATTTGCTTTTCAACAACTAACTGAAACATTTGATATGGATTGTTTGGTACGGGCCACAAATACATTGAAGGCTCGATGGTTCTATCAAACCAATACTGTAATGAGCGGACCGATGGGAATTGTTTGTTTGGTAAGTTCCAATAATCATCGCGGTTTAGGCGTGCTAATGGAATAACCTGCTGACTGGTGGAGAATACAATCTGGCGAACAGAAAATGTGCTTGCAACAGTTTCACGCAAACGATAAAACAGATGGGGTTCAGTAATGGAAATATTGTAATATTGCCACTGGTAATCTGTCATGGTAATTGAAGGGAAAGTCTGTTTGACTACCCAGTTAATACCGTCGTCGCTGTACTCGTATACTAGATTATAAGTTTGCGTACCACCATTTGGGGCATAGCAGTTCCAGCCAACATAGTAAACGCTTTGAGCTTGCTGATAGCCCAATCCAATCCAATTTTCAGTTAAAGTGGATGTGGCTAAAGAAGCAAGTTGAGATTGAAGATTAAAAGCGTTTGGTGCAGTTGAGTTATCCGTAGGCAGATATACTGACGCTTGAAGATTGTTTACATATACCCAGTTAGCTTCGCGAACATCAATTGTGGTTGATGGCAGAACTAATTGTTGCTGTTGTGTAAGCGCACCGTATAATTGATTTTCCAATAACCACAGGTTGACACCCATGTTGGATAAATCCATCAAGTTGTAAAACAAGGCTTGTTTGGCAGCGTTGATATACTCAGGCGTGATTTCTTCTGCCGTTTTACCAGCATCACGATACGCATACGAAATTAACTGGTCGACATTGATTTGTGTCTGACCAGTGGTATTGCTATACGCCATATTACCTTCCGCGGCCAGCGGCTCGCTTAGTCACTTTTTGGGGTAGATTAGGTTTTGCTTTACCAGCTTTAACAAACTCTTTACCAACTTTTTTAGGGATGCCGATGGTGGACTTACCTTCGGCTGCCGCATACATAGCGCCCATTTGAGCTTTAGATTTGATTGGCATATTAGCGGACCTTTGTAATTTTACCGCCGCGTTTTTTAGCAACAGGAGCAGATTTAGTTTCTGCTTCTTTGTCTTTAGCAGCGGCTTCTTCTACTTTTGTATCTTTGGCTTTTTCGTTACTATATATTGCGGCTGCTGTTGGAACACCAAACAATGCGCCCGGAAATAAACCTTCTGCAATTTTTCCAATTTTGCCACCAACTGCATATTTCTTTACTTTACCGCCACCACAATAATGGCTACCTTCAGCCTTCATTTTTAAGGTTTGTTTAAAGTCTTTCATATTAATCCTGATAAGGGTTTACACCAGAAGGCATCATTGGCATAGCTGAAGGAGCAGCTCCTTGTTGATTTACCATAGGATTACCTTGTTGACTCATAAAGTTATTACCACCTGCAGCTTGTTGCTGATTTAGCAACTGAAGTTGCATGTAAGGAGGTAACTTACGCATTTGTTCCATCAAAGCTAATTGATGCGCCTGTTCAGTTGGATTGACGGTAGCGTTGGAAGGCACTCCGGGGTAGCCACCGTCAGCAAACTTTTTTACGTCACCGCCTTTTTTACGAGCGACCATTGGTTTTGCGTAATTTTCGCCTTTATCTGGGGCTGGTGGGTTTTGAATAGCAAATTTTTCTCTTAATTGTTGCATCTCCGCTGGATTTGTTGGGCGATAAACTAAATCATTTAAGTTGCCTTTTGGGCCAACGCCTTTAGAGCCTGCCGAAATAGCAGCGTCAGATAACATACCGCCATCTGCCATCTTTTTTACTTTGCCGCCAGTTTTGTACTTGTTGGGCATTTCTTTAGCGCCAGAAGCTGCATCAGCTTTCTTAGGGCCTTCGCTAACTTTTTTAGCTTTGGATGTACCAGCGGGCTTGCTCTTTTCTTTAGCAACATCGCTGCCCTTCATAGCAGGCTTGGTAGATGCTTTGGATGGAGCTTTAGCTGCGGTTGGCTTGATCTTTTTAACTTTTTCAATGTTATCTAAATCGCCAGAGCCTTTTTTGGCTTCATAAACGTTAGTAACTTCACCGCCTTTTTTGTACTTCTTAACAGTACCAGTTTCTTTCTTAGCACGGCCACCTTTACGCAATTTAATCTCGGTTGGTTCTTTGTCGTGCTCGGCTTCATCATGCTGCTTAAAAGCCTTTTTGATGAGCTTCTTGTCTTGTTCTATATCGGCTTTACCTACTTCGCCGCCTTTTTTCATCTTGCCACCGTAGCACATTGCTTTAGGCTTGACTTTGCCGCCTTCTTTGAAGCACTGCATCTTTGGTAGTGTCTTGAATCCGTCCATTTTATTATCCTCGAGGTTGTGGTTATATGGGGTATTGATCAGATACCCTATTTCTAAATATACACAAATGGGGGCTTTTTTGCCCTATATGTCAGCTAAAAATACAGCTCTTTCGCGCTCCCTACGCTTTTTAAGCACGGGAGGATTTGACCAGTTTAAAAAGGCATTTGCTGCAGCCATGTAATCTAGCTTATTAATATGATGCACTACTTCAGACTGTTTAAAATGGTCTGCACCAATATTGAAGCAAAGGCTGTATAAGGCGTCGTATTGGTTCTGGCTAAGTGGAGCCCTTACTGAATCGTTAACGGCCTCGTCACACCACTTTAAATCGCGTTTAAATAGGTCTTCTACCTGCTGATCTGTTAGTACAGCATTCATCAGGTATTCTTCATCCGGCTTAATTAAATGCCCTACTCCGATGGTCCAAAGACCTTTAGAGTCTTGATAGGCCCTATTTTCTTTGCCTTCAAAGTGGGCAATTAGATCCATCGTAGAACGGGTAATTGCCATAATCTTTTGGTTGATTGTTTCGTTATTTCTATTAAAAAACACAGTTAAAACTGCTACGCTAATTACAGCAT